GCATAACGCAGACCTCGAGGTCTCCCGTGCGCGCCTGCTGAAGGGCGGAAGCTGGAAGCGGCAACGCATTGTATTGGTTATTCCGGCTGGTGATTCAATTCCGCCGAAAGCCTATCTAACGCATTGCAACTTGGCGTTTCCACCTAATAACGGCATCGTGCGGGTTCTCGCGCAAGGCATGGAAGTGGGTGAAGCCTATTCGAATGCTATCGCCATGATCCTGCAGGACCCGACATTAGGGAGTTGGGAATACATCCTCACCATCGAGCATGACAATCTACCGCCCCCCGATGGGGTAATCCGGCTCATCGAACGCATGGAGCAACACCCGGAAATGTCCTGTATCGGGGGGCTGTATTTCACCAAGGGTGAGAACGGTGTTCCGCAGATATGGGGCGATGTGAAGGACCCGCTCCCAAACTATCGCCCGCAGCTGCCGGACCCCACGGGGGGCTTGGTGGAGTGCCAAGGCACGGGCATGGGGTTCAACCTCTGGCGGATGAGCCTGTTCAAGGATGAGCGGCTCGCCAAACCCTGGTTCAAGACCTACACCGGCAAGGATGGGCAGGGGGTTGGCACGCAGGACCTGACGTTCTGGACCGATGCGAGGAAGTACGGCTATCGCTGCGGGATCGACTGCAGCGTGAAGGTGGGACATCTCGATTACGACGGCTCCTTCGGGCCGAAAGACATGGTGTGGTGAATGAACGCAGTCGCTGAAGAAGTGCAGCCGATCAAGCTCGATCTGGGTTGCGGCAAGAACAAGAAACCCGGTTTCCTGGGTGTCGATCGCCGCGCCTTCGAGGGCGTGGATGTCGTCACCGACCTTTTGGGCGTGTGGCCGTGGGAAAACGATAGCGTGGAAGAGATTCACATGTCGCACGTGCTGGAGCATTTCACAGGTCCCGAGCGGGTTCGTATCTTCAACGAAATGCACCGGGTATTGGTTCCCGGCGGCAAGGCGACAATCATCACCCCGCACTGGTGTTCCAACCGGGCGTATGGCGATTTCACGCACCAGTGGCCGCCGGTGTCGGAAATGCTCTATTTCTACCTGTCCAAGACCTGGCGCGCGGCCAATGCGCCGGACAATGACATCGAGTGGAACCCCGCGGGCTACAGTTGCGACTTCGATGCAACGTGGGGCCATACGCTGCACCCGGATCTGCTCTCCAAGAGTCAGGATCGGGTGGGATTCTCCGTCACGTTCTACAAAGAGGCCGCACAAGACCTCATCGCCACGCTGGTGGCCAAGAAGTAACACATGGGTAAAGTCGTCACCTCGCAGGGCCTCACCGAATTCGTCCAGAGCGGGACCGTCACACACGTTCCGGACCACAAGCCCAAGACCAACGGGGCCGCAGAGGCGCCCGTTGCTGAGGTGAAAAAGGACCCACCGACGATTGATCTGGGCGCGAAAGAGCCCGAAAAGGCAGCTCCTGAGGCCAAAACCGAGCCGGAAGCGAAGGCCGAGCCCGAAAAGACCAACGAGGGCTGGGAAGACTTCACGGAAGAGGAGCGGCGCATCCTCGGGCGCAAGGCGGAGGAGAAATTCAACAAGAAACACCGCGCGATGAAGGAAGCGCAGGAGCTGGCTGAGGAAAACGAGCGTTTCGCCGAGCAGCAGTTCAACGAGCGCAAGCTCGCGGAGAAGCGCGCGGAAGAAGCGGAGGCCCGTGCGAAGGCCCTTGAGGCTCAGGTTCCCAAGAAAGAGCCGGAACCCGAGCTCAAAGAGCCTTCGGAGACCGATCCGAAGTATCAAGTCAATGGTCAGTTCGACTGGAAGACCTATTCCAAGGACATGGCCACGTATGTGGCAGCGCAAGCCGTTGCAGACGAGCGTAAGAAGCAAGCAGACGAACAAGCGGCTAAGGAGCGATCCGAGGCCGAGGCGCGAATGAAGTCGAGGTTTGATGCGGTTCGTAAGAACCACGTCGACTTCGACAAAGTTGTTGAGTCCATCAAGGGTACGGCGGCTGATCAGGTGCCGCAGCACATGCTGAATTACCTGTTTGAGTCTGAACAAGGCGGGGAACTTCATTACTACTTGATGAAGCATCCCGAGGAAACGGTCCGGATTTCCAAGATGAAGCCGATTTTGGCGCTGGCCGAACTCGGCAAGCTCGAGGCGAAACTCACTGAGCCTGCCAAACCTGCACAAGCAGCCGCAGAGCCTGTGGCCCGCGTCGAGCGCGGTGGAGCCCCCGCTCCCATCACTCCCTTGTCAGGCGAAGGTACGACCGGCATTGTGACCGATCCCGCAAAGATGGACTTCAAACAGCTTCGCGAATACGAGCGCAACCGCCGACGCGAGAAAGCCCGGCATTGAGAAGATGGGTGTGGAGCTCCTGATGACAACCCTTTTCAGGAACTCAACACATGACTCAGCAGCTCCTGACGATGAGCTACATCACGAATGAAGCTCTCGTCGTACTCGAAAACGAGCTGATCATCGCCAACCGTGTCGAGCGGCAATACTCCGATGAGTTTGCCCAGACCGGCGCGAAGATCGGCAACACCGTCAACATCCGCCGTCCGCCCCGGTACAAGGGCACGTACGGTCCGCCGCTGAACGTGGAAGACACGTTCGAGCAGTCCATTCCCGTGGTGCTGAATTACCAGTTCCACGTGGACGTGCAGTTCACGACCCAGGACCTCGCTTTGAGCATGGACATGTTCAAGAAGCGCATCCTGCGCCCGCAGATCGCAGCCGTGGCCAACCGCATCGACTCGGATACGGCGCAGTACGCCTATCTCAACACCGCGGCCTCGGTGGGTACCCCGGGTGTGAGCCCGAACTCCCTCAAGCTGTTCACGGATGCGCGCGCGATCCTGGCGGCCGAAGCCTGTCCCCGGGAAGGTGAGAAGAACGTCGTTCTGGATCCCATCTCCATGTCCTCGATGGTCGCCACGGTTCAGGGCCTGTTCAACCCGCAGGCCAAGATCAGCGAATACATCGACGCCGGCATTATCGCGAAGGAATTCGCAGGCCTTGACTGGTGGGAAGATCAGAACATCCCGGTGTTCACCACAGGCGCACAGGGCGGGTCACCCGTTCTGACGACCCCGATCGCCGGTACGGCCTTCATGACCTCCGGCTGGGCGCAGTCGGGCACCGTGTCGACGCAGGGCTGGACAGGCAGCACCGCGGTGATCAACGTCGGCGACATCATCCAGTTTGCCGGTGTCTACCCGGTCAATCCGCAGAACCGCTTGCAGTACGGCAAGACACTGCGTCAGTTCGTGGTCCTGCCCCCGGGTGGGTTCGCCACGCCGGCCAATGGCGCGGCCGCTCCGGGCCTCACGTACGCGGCGGCAACACTGGCGGCGGGCACGTTCAATGCCTCGACGGGCCAGTACACGAGCTCCAACACGGGCACGCTGACTCTGACCATCGGCGACTGCTGTATCTCGGGCGGCCAGTTCCAGAACGTCACCGCGGCTCCGGCATCCGGCGCTGTGATCACGGTCAACGGTGGCACGGGCAACGCTGTCCAGACGAGCCCGCAGGGACTGGTGTTCCACAAGTACGCGCATGCGCTCGCGTTCGCGGATCTCCCGCTGCCCCGTGGAGTGGAGTTCGCCGCGCGTGCTTATGACGATGAGGATGTCGGTATGAGCATCCGTGTCGTCACGCAGTACACCATCAACAACGACTCTGAACCCACTCGAGCGGATGTGCTGTACGGACCGGCCAGCATCTATCGCACGCTGGGACTTCGGGTCGCGGGCTAAACCGGTAGGGGCGGTGCGAACCGCCCCTTCAAGGAGAACTTTGTGGAACAGACTCTCTTGCGCGGCAACATCCAGGGCTCCTGGCTCCTGGGTGTGACGCTTTCGCCCGCTTCCGTAGCCGGTAACACGACCGCCGAACAGACCTTCACCGTCCAGGGCCTGCTGACGACTGACTACGTCAATGTCACCAAGCCCACGGCACAGGCTGGATTAGGGATCGTGAATGCCCGGGTGTCGGCTGCCAACACTCTGGCGATCACCTTCGCCAACGCCACGGCTTCGCCGATCGTCCCCACGGCTGCGGAGACTTACACCGTCGCGGTAGATCGTCCGACACAGACGCCGCTGCCGGCTCAGATCCAGTAGGTGCGTCATGGACGTCTTTGTTGTCCAAGACCCCCGGCTGCTGCATTCCACCGGCGCGATCCAGGTCACAGCGGGATCGATCAACGCCGGTGGAACCCCCGGAGCCGCCAATGACACCCG